ATTAAACACAACAGCATCTGCTGAAACTCTTAAAGGTATTATTTACCAATTATTAGATGACGGACATATACAACCAGAAACAGCTGATGATTTACTAAATGCTGTTTCAAACTCTCCTTCAGATGACGTATACGAAGCTGATGTAAAAAGATCTCCAGATAATAGAAAACCTGAAAACTTAAAATTAGATGCCGATTACGATAAAGGGGGTAAATATTATAGTGAAGAGGGAGCAGAAGCTTTTAGAATTCAACCTTTCAAACAAAATGATATTGAATACACCAAAAATCAGGCTATGAAACAAGGTAAACATATTGTAGGATTAGAAGGTGGAGAACTTAAAAAATTCATTTCTGATTATATGGCGGCATGGGAAGCAGATAAAGGAGATACACCTAAAGGAAAAACTTTTAAATAGTAATTACATAAAAGCAAATACAATGAATAATTTTGATTTAAGAAAATTCTTAGCAGAAAATAGAAACAGTGTAAAAGAAGATCAAGAAAGTGATCATCAATTTTACGCTAACCAAGAAGGAGAAGAAGTCATTATGCAAATAGCTAAAGACGCTATAATTCTTATGGATGAACAACCAGGAACATCTGCTCATATTGCGTTACAGTCCATATTAGAGGATTACATCGAAGAAAACGGTTTATAATAAACTTACAAATGAATCTTATAGATAGAGTTATATTAGAATGGTCATATAAGACCAAAAAAGGATATCCTGACATTAATAGTCAAGAGGATATGGCTTTGTTTGAATCTATATTTGGTTTTAACTTAAATGAACTTACAGTAGATCCTCTCTACCAGAGTAAAGGAGTATTCAATCCTTTTTATGAAATAGAACCTACCGTAGATAAGCAAGTTAGAGACATTTTAAATGATAAGAATATTACATTTAGTAATATAATTTACAGAGCAGTAGATAAAGCAGAAAATGAACCTATACTGTCAACAAGAGGCACACAAGTATTTGAATTATATACAGATCTAGAAACTCCCTTAAATATTTTTATTAAAATCTCTAAAGACAAGGCGATAAAACACTATGGTCAAAAAACTCGTAAAGATTCAACCGCATCCTCTAATGTAAATGAATTTTTATCTTTATACTTTTTAATACATCCTGAATTTAGTAGTGTTGAAGATATAAAGGATAAACAAGGAGGAACTGGAGTGCTAACTGGAGATGGAAATGAAGTAAGTTATTCTCAATTAATAGAGTTGTTAGAAAAAGATGAATCTGCTAAAAGAGACATATCTATTGGGTATAAAAATGCAATTGCACTTAAAAGTGATTTAAACGGTAAGTCTTATAAAAAGCTATACTGGACACCAAGAGCTAAACCAGCAAATATAAACCCTAAAAACCCATCTGATATTATTCTAGAATTAGAGGATGGAAATTTTATAGGGTACTCAAATAAAATTGCTTCAGGAGAAGATAAAACACCTAAATTTAATACTAATATTATAGCATTCTTTTCTGAATTAGGAGGTTCCCAACCTGAAGATATTAAAGCTCTTATAGATAATGCATGGGATAAGGCAACTAATGGAGTTCCTACATCTGCATCTAATGCTAAAAAAGCAATTAGTGATTTTGATATTAGAAAAGAAGGATTTTCAGAAACAACAAGCCGAAGAGCATTTGCTAATTTAGCAATTCAATTTCAACTAGATAATTTAGATTTTTTCAAAGAAGATTTCTACTACCCATTTAGAAATAACTTAATAACCTCTTTTTCTAAGTACTTAGAATCCCCAGTAAATTTAAAATACTTTTTAAATACTATAAGTGTTATTACTTACGGAACTCAAAGTATAGGTGAAACTCCTTGTCCCTATAAATTATTAGTAGGTTCTGGAAATTCGGAATCCACAATTAAAGAAGTATCTGAGAATAAAGCCTTGAGAGATGTGGTGAATGTTGATTCTATTGAAGATATAAAAAGTATACAAAACAGTTATAATGGAAGTTCACAATCCTTTACTGTTAATTACCAATTAAGTATAGGAAGTGAAATAAAAAACATAACTATACCGGTAACTGTAAGAACTAGATCAGCGGGTGGATGGAGCGGTAAAAACCCTTTCATATCATCTTCTGGAGTTAAAATAAGTTAGTTATGGCAAAAGATATAAAAAAAATAATAGCACAAGAGTACTTTAAGTGTGCTAAAGATCCGGCGTACTTTATGAAGAAGTACTGCTATATACAGCATCCTACTAGAGGACGTATACTATTTAATTTATATCCATTTCAAGATAAAGTATTACATTTATTTAGAGATCATCAATACTTAATTACTCTTAAATCAAGACAGTTAGGTATATCCACTTTAGCTGCAGGTTACTCTCTGTGGCTTATGTTGTTTCATAAGGATAAGAACGTACTTGCTCTAGCAACAACTCAAGCTACTGCAAGAAACTTAGTATCTAAGACTATGTTTATGTATGATCAACTACCTAAATGGTTAAGATTACCAGCAGTAGAAAAAAATAAATTATCACTTAGACTAAAGAATGGATCGAAAATTACAGCTAAATCTTCTAACGCCGATGCCGCAAGGTCAGAGGCAGTATCACTACTGCTTATCGATGAAGCAGCCTTTATTGATAACATTCAAGAAACGTTTACAGCAGCACAACAAACCTTAGCAACAGGTGGACAGTGTATGGCATTATCAACTCCTAACGGAATTGGTAACTGGTTCCATCAAACATGGGAAAAAGCAGAAAGCGCAGAAAATAGCTTTGTTCCTATTAAATTACCATGGACAGTACATCCAGAAAGAAACCAAGAATGGAGAGACCAACAAGACTCAGACCTTGGTCCTAGAATGGCTGGACAGGAATGTGATTGTGACTTCTTAGCTTCTGGAGATACGGTATTTGAACCAGATGACATGATGTTTTATGAACAAACATACTTAAAGGATCCTTTAGAGAGGAGAGGTGTTGACGGTAATTTATGGATTTGGGAAGGAGTTGATTACTCTAAATCATATATGGTTGTAGCAGATGTAGCTCGAGGAGACTCTGCAGATTATTCTGCATTCCACGTATTTGATGTAGAAACCTGTACTCAAGTTGGTGAATATAAAGGTAAGTTATCTCCTAAAGATTTTGGAAATGTACTAGTAGGAATAGCAACAGAATACAATCAGGCATTATTAGTAGTAGAAAACGCAAACATTGGTTGGGCTACAATAGAACAAATAATGGAACGTCAATACACAAATCTATACTATAGTACTACATCTCAAATGGAAACTGTAGAATCATATATGAGCAAATTTGAAAGAGATAAACTAGTTCCAGGCTTTACCATGTCTGTTAGAACTAGACCTTTAGTAATTGCTAAGATGATTGAATACATAAGAGAAAGAGGTGTTACCATACAGTCTAAGAGGCTATTAGGAGAGATGAGAGTATTTGTATGGAAGAATGGAAAACCACAAGCACAGATAAATTATAACGATGATTTACTTATTTCAGCAGCAACAGCGTTATATGTAAGAGATACTGCTTTAAGGCTAAGACAACAAGGTATGGACCTAGCACGAGCACAATTATCATCTTTTAGTAACCTTAACTCAAGAAACAAAGCAATCATAAATACAGTTGGAAACCAGCAAAATAATCCGTATATTGTAGATAACGGACGTACTCAAGAAGATATTTCCTGGTTATTAAAATAGACTATTTATATAAAAACACAAATTAATGGCAGATAAATCGCTATTTGGACGTTTACAACGGCTATTCTCTACAGATGTAGTAATACGGAATGTTGGAGGAACACAGCTGAAAGTTGTAGACACAAATAATATACAGACCACAGGTAAGTACCAGACTAATTCCCTTACGGATAGGTTCTCTAGGTTATATACCTATAATAAAGCAAATATATTTAACCCTAATTTAAATTATCAGACGTTAAGGGTACAGTTATATTCTGATTATGAAGCTATGGATACTGATCCAATTATAGCATCTGCACTTGATATTATTGCTGATGAAGCAACAGTAAAGAATGATCAAAACGAAATACTAGGTATTAAATCTACAGACGAAAATATACAGAGAGTTCTTTATAACTTATTTTACGATGTATTAAATATAGAATTTAACCTTTGGTCATGGACTAGAAATATGGTTAAATATGGAGACTTCTTTTTGAAATTAGAAATAGCAGAAAAGTACGGAGTCTATAATGTTCTACCTTACACCGTCTACCACATTGCTAGACACGAAGGACATGATCCAGATAATCCTCAAAAAGTAGAATTTGAATTAGATCCTGACGGTATAACTTCTTCAACAGATAATTCTTATGCTCCTGGAGGTCCAAACAAAAAGAGTAGGAACATAAAAATAGACAATTACGAAATGGCACATTTCAGATTAATTTCTGATACTCATTACTTACCTTACGGTAGATCTTATCTAGAGCCAGCTAGAAAAATATTTAAACAAACATCTCTAATGGAAGATGCAATGTTGATTCATAGAATCATGAGAGCACCGGAAAAGAGAATGTTTTACATTAATGTAGGTTCTATTCCTCCTAATGAAGTTGAGCAGTTTATGCAAAAAACTATTAATGGAATGAAAAAAACTCCTTATGTTGATCCTCAAACCGGTCAATATAACTTGAAGTTTAATATGCAAAATATGATGGAAGATTTTTATCTTCCTGTTAGAGGCGGGGATACTGCTACTAAAATAGAAACTACTAAAGGTTTAGAGTACGACGGTACAAACGATGTACAGTATCTACAATCTAAATTATTTGCAGCATTAAAAATACCTAAAGCATACTTTGGATACGAAGGTGATTTATCAGGAAAAGCTACTTTAGCAGCAGAAGATATTAGATTTGC